ATTTTTCTAAAAAATATAAAAATAAAAAATATAAAAAATAGAAAGGGGGATAGAAGTAAGAAATAAAGGATAAAAGGAGATGATGAGTATAGGAAATTTTTAAGTTAGGTCAAGGAGATAATTATAAAGGTTTTAAGAGGAAAAGTTGGTGAAGGAGATGAACACTAAAAATAATTTAGTAATATTTGAAAATACTGAGCTACAGGTAATGACGAATAATAACAATGAAATTGAAATGGATATGGATGAACTAATCAAAGCATTAGGTTTTGAAAATAAAAAAACTATTGAAAAATTAGTTGAAAATAATCCAGAATTAAGAAATAAAGAATATTCATATTTAAAGAAAGTTCTTAATAATGAAGGGGGAATCCTAAAGAAAAGAGAAAAAAGAGTTTTTAATCAGGATGGAATATTTGAAGTTGCTTATCTAGCAAATACAGAGAGAGCAAAGCAATTTAGAAGATTTATAAAAAACTTTTCAAAGGAGATGATAACAAAATTTAAAAATAATCAAATAGCTTTAAATCAAGGAGTTACAGCATTACCAGCAACAATAGAACCAAAGCTAGATAAAATGATGGAATTAGTAACTCAAAGAGATCTTGAAATAAAGGATATATTTGAATTTTTTGAAAAAGCAAAAGAATATTTTGAAATGATTGGACCAATGCAAGAGGATATAAAACTAATAAAAAGTAAAGTAGATGAAATTGTTGGTGCAGTGAATGAACTAAGTGATGCAGTGTATGGAGATGAAGATGGAGGAGAACAATAAATTTTATCTGGATTTATTAAGTTTACAGTCAGAAATGAGCTACAGAGAGTATTCAATCTCAACTCAAACAACATACAAAAGAATAGTAAAAGAATTTTTAGAAACAACAAATAAGGAAGTGATAGATGTAAAAAAGGAAGATGTAATCAGATATTTAGACAACAAGTTAATGACATTATCGGTTAATACTGTACTTGTAGAACTTAATGGTTTGTCCTTCTTCTTTGAAGAAATACTAGGCTTAAATATAACTGAAAATATTAGGAAGTATAAAAGAGTTTTTAAAACTAAGGACTTTATAACAATAGAGCAGTTTAATATATTAACAGCTTCAGTGCCTGAAAGAGAAAGACTTATGTATATGGTCCTTAAAGAGTTAGGGTTATTTTTCAAAGAGATGGTAAAAATAAAGGTTGAAGATATTGACTATCAAAATGTAACAATATTAGGAAGGAGAGTAAGTAAGGATTTAATAAAGAAATTATTGCAATATGTTGAAAAACATGAGTTAGAAAATGAAATTTTTCCATTAGATTTAAGTACATTGTGGTACTGGAATAAAGTGAATACAAAAAAATATTTAGGTAGAGTTTGTAGTCTTGATGATATGAAGCATTCAATAGCATTAGAGCTATATATCAAGCAAGGTAAAGAAGAGGAGGCTGTGGAGTATTTAAGATTAAAAAATGTGTATAGTTTAAGACAATATTATAAGAGAGCAGGTTATCAATATTTTAATTATTAAAAAAAAGGACATCATGCTCGGCAAAGCTATGGTGTCCCAAATAAAAACTGATACTTTGATTATATCAAAAAGGAGAGCAAATGGAAAGAGAAAATTATTTAAAAGGAATGCTTGAACATTTAAAAAAGCATCCAAATACATATAAAAAGATGATTTTAAAGTTAGAAAAGGAGCTTGAAAATGTGTATAGAACAGAAGGTAGAGCAATATAGAGAAAAATTAATCAGAATAACAGAAATAAAAAAGAATTTAATTGATGCAGAGATAAGTCTGCAAAAGGTAATGCAAGAGCTTAATCTAAGTCAATATGAATTTAAAAAACTTTTAAATGGAGAATTAGAGGAAAGAGAAGCTGAGGTACTAGCATTATGTGATAAAATCCCAGCTTATGTAAAAAATAGAGATAAGAGAGTAAAAACATTTCAAAAATCGTTATTACAAAGAGATTTAACATTGAAAGATTTTTGTAAAAATGAAAGATTAGATGAAAAGAAGGTATATAGAGCATTAAGAGGACTTAATGCAGAAAGAGATCTAGAAACTGAAAAGGGAATTGAAAGGGCTTTGAATGTAAGGATCTTTTAGAAAGGAGCTTTTATGACAAAAGAATACTTATTAGAAGATTTACAAAGACTCTTTGAAAAAACTAGAACTCAGGCTTTAAGATTTGCAAAACTGAAAGGTTGGACTGTTGAAAAGAAAAAAATAGGGAAAGTTTATAAAAATGTATATAAGGCTTCTGAGGTGGATGCATATAGAGCTTCACTGGTGGAAGTTAAGGAAGAAAAAGAAAAGAAAGTAGTAACTAGGACAGTGGCAAAGAGAGAAGCAACAGCAATTGATGAGCTACCAGGTTGGAATCAACGGGTTGCTAATGCTAGGTTTATTATTTGTATGAAACTGGAAGAAAAGTATGAGGAAGGTGGAGATAGTAAGGAAGAAATAATAAAAAAGTTTGTAAAAGAGGCAAGTAAAAATTATCCACAGCAGTTAGAAATTTTGAAAAAACTAACAGTACCTACACTTCGTAGGTGGTGGGGAATATATATAAAAAATAAACATAATCCACTGGCTTTGGCTTCTGGACATGGAACAACTAAGGGAATAAGAAGAGTAAAAGAAGAGGTTTTAGAAACTGCTAAAATGCTTTATTTTAGTAAAAACAAGCCAAAAATTACATTTGTATTTGAGAGAATAGTTGCAATGTTTGGAGTTGAGGCAATCAGCTATGGTACTTTAAGAAATTATCTTAATAAAGATATAAATATTATTGAAAAAGATAAAGCAAGAATGGGTAACAAAGAGTTTAAAGACACATATACACCATTTATTGAGAGAAGTTACGAAGATATAAAAGCTGGAGAAGTTTGGATGTCAGATGGTCATGATCTGGAAATGATGTGTTATCAAGGAGATAGAAAAAAAGCAAATGGAGAAAGATACTTTGGATCTCCTAAATTGATAGTATGGATTGATGTAAAAAGTAGATTTATAACAGGTTGGAGTTTAGCTTGGAGTGAAACAACAGAAGCTATTGCAATAGCTTTAAAAAGAGGAATTGAAAAATATGGAGTTCCTCAACATTTATACACTGACAATGGTAAAGCATATAAATCAAAAGTCTTAAAGGGGACTGACGAATTGGATGGTATATATGCAAGTTTAGGAATAGATGTAGATCATGCAAAAGCTTACAATGCACAAGCCAAGCATATAGAAAGATGGTTCGTTGATTTTAAGGAAAGTTTTACAAAACAATTTGTAACTTATAAGGGTGGAAATATTATAGAAAGACCTGAACATCTTAGAAGTTTTGCGATGCAAAAATTGGATAAAGGAGAAATCTTAGAGCAGTGGGAACTTGAAGAGTTAATAGAAAAGTTTATACAAATTAAAAACCATAACTATTATGCTTTAAGAAGAGCAGCTGGACTGAAAGCACATAGAGGTAGAGGGATGAACAATAGAACTCCACTTGAAGTGTTTGAAGAAGAAAATCCTGTTGCAAATAGAAAGATGCTATCAGATCAAGAACTTAGATTATTGTTCTTATATGAAGAAATAAGGACTATAAAGCAAAATGGTATTGAATTTATGGGAAATACTTATATTAATGAATACTTATATTATCATCAGACAGAAAAAGCAAAAATTAAGTATGATCCCCATGATCTAACTTACATTTATGTATATCAAGAAACTGGGGAATTTCTTTGTAAAGCTGAACAACTTGGGCTTGCTGGTTGGAAAGATGTTACAGCAATTAAGACACATAAGAAAAGATTACAAAAAATTAGCAAGTTAAGTAAAGAAATTATGGGAATAAGAGAAGACATAAGAGATGATTTAAATTTAATTGACGGCACAATAATTGAAGAAACTAAGGTTATAGAACATAAAGGTAAAAAAGAAAAAATACTCATAGGTGAAGGAGTATATTTAGAAGACTAGGAGGAATAATGGAAGAGTTAAGAGCAAGGTTAGAAATATTTTCTGAGGAAAATAATATGAGTTATACAAAAATAGCAAAAGCCATGGGAGTAGGAGCAAGTACATTATCTGAGTGGAGAAAAGGAACATATACTGGAGATAATGAAGCCTTTTCAGAAAAAGTAGAAGACTTTTTAAATAGACATAAAAGAAAAATAAAAAGAATAAATTTTTCTATAAATACAGAATCAAAAAAGAGAGTATTTCATGTATTAAATACTATAAAAAATTATGTAAGTTCTAACATAACAGAAGGAATTATAGAAAGTGCAAAAATAGGATATATCTATGGGAGAGCAGGACTTGGAAAGACACATGCTCTACAAGAATGGTTAAAAACTTACAAAGGTAGAGGAGTTTTAATAACAGCAGAAAATGGAATATCTAGTGTAGGACTTATTAAAAAGTTAGCAAAAGAGCTAAAACTTGATACAAGTGGAAGTTCTGAAACTCTAAAAGATAGAATAAAAGATGCTGTAAAACTAACAGAAACTATCATAATTATTGACGAAGGAGAACACTTAAAAGCAAATGTAATTGATATTATCAGAAGTATAGCAGACCAAACAGGGATTGGTGTGGTTATTGCTGGAACTGAAGCATTAAAAAGTAAAATTTTATCAAGAAAAAAAGAATATGAATATTTATCAAGTCGTGCAGTTGTAAATATAACACTAAAAGATTTAGCAATAGATGATGTTTCAAGTATTGTGAAAGAATTTTTAAAAAATGAAACAGAATTATATAAAGAAAGTGAATTGCAGACATTGATAAGTTATATAAATATACAAGCAAGAGGATCAGCAAGAAACTTAGCAAATGTTTTAACAGCAAGCTATGAAATAGCTTTACAAAACAATTCATTAAAGATTGAAAAAAAATATATAGATGCAGCATTATCAACATTAGCACTTTAAGGAGGAGTATATGAAAGATAAAGTTTTAACTGAGGAAGCAAAAAAGATTTTAGTAAGTGAATATGGGAAAGATGCTATAAAAATTGATAAAGAATTGAATGAATTAGCAACACTTTCAGTGAAAAGAAAAAATTGCATTCAAGCAGCGAATAAAGGTAATTCAAAAGCTAGGGAAAATTATATAAAAATTACTGAGGAATTTAAAAAAATTGTAGCAACAATAAACAAAAAACTTTCAAAAATTTAGTGTTGCTTAGAATTGTGCTGGATAGAATGAAAAGAAAAAGAGTAAAAACTGGTGAATATTACTATTTTGTAGATATGTTCAATATTATACGAAAGATAAAAGAGCAAGGAACAACAATAGATAAATATAACTTTTTCATAAATAACTATTTTAGAACTAAAAAACAGGCTTTGAATGAAATTACAAGGAGAGAAACAACATGAGAAAAAAACTAGCAATCTTGGTGGCATCTATATTAATTGCTGCTAATAATCAAGGAGGTTCATATGTGGAAACTAGAAAAGGGTGATATTGTAAAGTGCATTATAGAGGCTAATGGAGAATTGACATTAGATAAAGAATATAAAGTATTAGATGTAGATACAAGTACTAGCATGATTGAGGTTATTAATGATAATGGAGAAAAAGTAAGATATTTATGGGTAAGATTTGACAAGGAGGCATAATGAGCGATTGGGCTTTAGGTGGATTAGTTTTAGCTATGTTTATAGCAGGTTTTAATATAGGACAAGATTTAAAATATAAAAAAGGTATTTTTAAAAGAAATAGAGGGTATAGATATTATATTAGCGGAGCATATTCAGTAGATGGAAATATAATAGTTACAAGTTGGACAATAAAATTCAATGAAGAAATGACAAATGAGATGTTGGAAAAGTTTGTAGAAAAGGAAAAAGATGATTTAAAAAAGAAGCATAGGACTGAAGATGTTGGTTTTACTGTTTTAAATTTTACAAGATTAAAGGACTAGATTATGGAAATAAAAGATTTATATAAAATTAATGGAATTGTTTATTCTTATGAAGATAATAATGGAGTGTATGCAAGGCTTATGGATGTATTAACAGGATATGAAGAATTTATAAGAATGGAGGAGTTAAAGCAATATGAGTATAAATAAAGTAACTGTAAATGGAAAAACATACATAATAAAAGGAGGAACATATTCAACAGTTTTTAATGGAAAAGTATACAGTGATGGAGAAGTGTATCTTGATGGAGAAAGAATTTATTGTAAAAAACCAATTTTTTTAAGAATATTGAAATTTCTTTTATTCATTGCAAGTATTTATGTAATATCAGGCATATACTTTTTAATCTGTGGATTTTTATTATTAATCAAAAAATAGGAGGAAAAAATGAATTTAGAGAACATGACAGCTGAAGAAAAAGAAATATTAAAAAAACAACTATTAGAAGAAGAGAAGCAGAAAAAGGCAGAGAGAAAAGCAAAAATAGAAGCTTATAAAAATCTTGTTGATGAAACAGTAATAAATTCAATAGATAAAATAAAAAATATTTCTGCACAAATAATGATATCAAAAAAAGAAGTATTTGATGATTTTAAAAGTATTATGGAGTTAAAAGCAGAACTTTATGGAGTAAAAGATAATCAACAGTCACACACATTCACAACTAGTGATGGAAAAATTTCAATAACTCTTGGTAATAGAATGTTAGACAGTTTTGATGATACAGTTCACACAGGAATAGAAAAAGTTAAAAATTACATTTATAGAGTTGTACAAGATGAAAATAGTCAACTTTTAGAGATTGTTAATTTGCTATTAAAAAAAGATAAAAATGGCAATTTAAAAGCTTCAAGAGTTATGGAGCTTGAAAGAATAGCAGGAAATATAGATGATGCTGAACTAAGTGAAGGAGTTCAGATAATTAAAGAGGCTTGGAAACCTCAAAAGTCTAAAACATTCATTGAAGCATATTACAAAGATGAGAATGGGAATAAAATTAATATACCTCTTTCTATGACTACAGTAATGGAGGATTTAAAAAATGAAGGAGATAAAGAAACATCAAATTAAATATATTCATACATTAAAATACAAAGCAAATTTAACTGATGAATATTATAGGCTTTTACTAAGTTCAAAATTTAACAAAGATAGTTGTAAAGACTTGACTGAGGCTCAGGCTTCAGTCTTGATTACACTATTAACAAGACATATACAAGGAGCTAATTTAGCAACAGAACAGCAATTAAAAAAATTTAATGTTTTATATAAAAAATGTTTTAATGAAGAAGATAAAGCTAGTTATATAAAACAATATCTAGGAAAAGGTAAAAGTGAGAAGAATATGACAGTTAAAGAATGTAGCAAATTAATATATATTCTTGAAGAGATAGTGAAATGGCAAGAAAAAAAGGAGCTAAATGGAGAGGAAAATAATAACAAATGAAGACTATAATTGGTTAAAAGAGCAATTTATAGTAGATAGATTTTTAAAATTTGAAATAGATGAACATGAGGTCTTCATAGGATTATTAAGCTTTGAAAAAGATATGATTTTAAGATATACAGTAATCGTTGATGGAGAAATACAAACATCTGAAGAAGATTGGGGGCATATAGTAGAAAAAGCAAAATTCTCAAAAAAATTTATAAAAACTTGTGAAAAAATATATGGGAAAAAGCATTGTAAGAAGAGAGGAATGTATGAAAAATATTCTCATGTTTTACCTTGGTTTCCGAGTTTTGCTGCATTAAAGAGAATGTTAAAAAAACATAATGAAGTGATTTGTTTAGGAGAAAATAGATATATAAGACTTATAGGAGGGAACAATGAAAGAAATTAATATAACAAAGCATGCTCTAATGAGATATGCTTCAAGGGTTCACAAAGCTAATATTATAAGTGATAAAACTTGGGACATCTGGAAAAAAGCAAACGAAGAGAAAATAGAAGTTTTAGAAGTAAGTTTAAAAGAAGAGTTTAAGGAAGCTAGGTACATTAATACAGCGGCATATGAAGGTAATAAAAAAGCAGAATTTTATATAAATGAACAATTATTAATGACTTATGTAGTTGTTGGAGATAATTTAGTGACTTGCTATGCAATAGATTATGGATTAGATGGTGAAGGAAATAGATCAATGCTTAAAGTTTTACTTGAAAATCTAAAAAGAGCAGAGATTGAAGAGAATAATTTTGAAGACAAGTATTTTGAAAGAAAAGCAGAGATTAATAATAGTATAGCAATTGCTAATGCTGAAATAACTGAATTAAATAAGAAAATAGAAAAAATAAAAGGGAATAAAGCATTACTAGAGCAGGAATTAACTAATATAGGGCTAGAATATCAAGATATCAAGACAGTTATAGATGTAGCTAAGGAAAAGATTGTAAGAAGTAAAATGGCATTATAGAGGGGAATATGGAGAGCAAAGAAGTATTAGAGCTAATTCATAGAGCTAAAGCTGGAGATGATGAAGCAACCGAAAAGCTTATTGAACGATATATGAATGCAGTTAGAAAGATAAATAATAAATGGGGCAGAACAGATGATGGGTTTCAAGAAGGAATTTTAGGAATCTATGAAGCAATAAAAACTTATGATTTCAGTTATAATACTAAGTTTCTTACACACTTATACCCTAATATTGAAGCACGAATAAGAAGATTTATAGATAAAGAAAATTACAGAGTTTCATATAATGCTATAAGTGAAATCAAGAAAGGAAGGAGGGATAAAATACAATTTCAAACTTATCAAGGTTTAGAAATTGAGGATAAAAATACAAATAATATAAATTTAGAAGAGAAAACATTTGTGGCAAAATTGCTAGATTGCTGTACAAAGCAAGAAAAATATATTATAAAAAAGTTATACTTCGATGGATATTCTGGAGAAGAAGTTGCAAAACAACTAAAAGTTAGTAGACAAAGAGTGCATATAGCAAAACATAATGCACTAGCAAAAATGAGGAAGGTACTGAATGGCAGAAACTAACATTGAAAGAAATGAGAAGTATATTTTAGAAGAAATAAAAAAGCATGAAGGCTGGTGTGAGGTGAAAATAAAAAATGGATACATCATAGAAGCCAATAAAAAAGTGCCAATAAAAATAGTAAAAAAAGAATAGAATAATTAAAATACTTTGTAGCATTGAGCTCAGTATTTCAACAAATTAAATTGTTGGAATTACTGGGCTCTTTTTTTGTTTAAGGAGGAATAAAATGAAGATAAAAAGCCTTTTAGATATTTTGGAAGTAAAGGAAGATTTTATAGTGAAATAAAAGAAATATTTATACAAAGTAAGAAAAATACTTACATTGATTTATTTGCTGGTGGAATGGAAGTAGCAGTAAATCTCAAAGAAGACTTTAAAAATATTAAAGTAATAGCAAATGTAAAAGATGAGCATATTGAAAGTTTCTTGAAGTGCAATAAAATGACTATAAACAGATATAAAGAATTTGCTAGATTCTTATATAAAGATATAGAAAAAATTACAGTAAAAGAATTATATATAGACAAAAAGCTATGGGCAGAAATTAAAAGAAGATATAAAAAGTTTAGAAAGGACAATACTCTAAATTTTAAAAATGATGAAATACTAATGGTTGAACTATTTGCAAGTTTAAATAATGGAGCTTCTTTATCTAACAGCTTTTATTCATCAGCAAAAATAGAAAAAATAAAAGTATACTTAGATAAATTAAAAAACATAGAAATAATGCATAATTATTTTAATGAAAATTGGAGCTATAAAGATAGTTTTATAATACTAGATCCCCCTTATCTATGTGGAACAGAAATATTAAAAATTGGTAAAAAAGGCTATAACTACAATAACAACTGGACTGAAAAAGATGATGCTAGGCTTGTAGAATTTATAAGGAATAATCTAAAAAATCATAATGTATTTATGGTATTTGGAAGTCTTGAAAATAATCTTTCAAAGCTAATTCAAAAGGCTTTCAATGTAGATTTTGTAGTAAAGAAATATAAAAAATCAATTTTTGGAATTTCTTTAGATAGAGCTGAGTGGTATTGTGTTATAAAGTAAAATTTAAAATTTCTATTTACTTTTTGTAAATAATGATTTAATATAATTATATTGAACAAAATTAAATGAGGGGGCTTAATTATGTTGAAATGGTTATTTAACTTAGGAAAAAAAGAAGAAGAAAAGAAGCAAGAAATAGAAAATTTAAAAAAGAAAGCAATAGATAATTTTAGAAAAGGAATGGATGATATTATTGGAGATAAGACTTTTAAAGAATATTATAAAAATACAGATGAGATTAATATTGAAGGTTTAAAAAGAAATGCTCTTAATAGTTTTTTGACAACAGCAAATAAAGTAGAAAAAAATATATTGAAAGGAAAAATAGCAAAAAGCAATTTTAAAATAATAGGCTATTTTCATGATTATAAAAAAAATAAAAAAGTTAAAAAAATTTTAGATGAATTACAAGAAAAGGAAATGATCACTCTTGAAGAACTTGAAGTATTAAAAGAAGAATTTAAAAAATATAATGAAGAGTTTTGGGAAAAAGAAAGAAAATAAAAGATCGGAGGGTAAAAATGTCAAAAAAATACATAAGTGTAGCTCAGGCAGCAAATAGGCTGAAAGTTTCAGTTGGAACGATATATAATTATTGTAGAATTGGAACTTTGGGATATAGATGTATCCAAAATCAAAAGAAAAATACTTGGCAAATTGATTTAGAAAGTCTTGAATTGCTTGAAGAAAATAGCACATATAAAAGTACCCTTCAAGTTAAGAAAGATAATCAATATAGCTTATTTTAGAGAGTTTAAAAACTCTCTTTTTTTAATAAAAAAAATTAAAATATTTGAAAAAGTGGTTGACTTTTTCAAATAAAAGTAGTATAATGAATACATAAGGAGGTGAGAAAGTGAAGAGGATAAAAAAATCCCGCCTAACTAGACGGGAGAAGTTAGAAATGGTCAAATTGATATTGGAGCTTACGATTGCAGTCCTAACTCTAATAACAGTTATCCTGGAAATCTTAGGGCGTTAAGCCCTAAGGTCTCTGACCTTTCTAACTTCATTATATCCTTTTTAAAAAGCTATGTCAAATTTAACACTTTTATTGGCAACATTTGTAGCTCTTAATAGTAAGAGCTTAGCTGTAAAATTTATAATTTTTATGGCGGTTTTATTAAAAATTTTAAAAATAGCATAGGAGGAAAAAATGAAGTTTGAAGAAATGATTGGAAGGAAATGGTTAGAAGTAAAAGATGAAATGATAAGTTATATTATTGTAGATAAGGATAATATAGACAAAGAAACAGGAGCTTGTATTGTAGATTTTATTAATTGCGAATTTTTATCTGTCAATGGGACTTATAAAATAGAAAATGATGAAATTATAATAACAATAGCCGATGAAGCAACTATGTATAATAATGGAGCAAAATAAAGAAAGGGGTTTATCCCCTTTCTAAAAAAGGAGGGGGTAAACTTATGATAAAAAATATAAGAGGAGGCAAAAGAGAAGGAGCAGGAAGAAAAGCACTAGGTAAAGATAAAAGAATATCAAGATCTATTACAATAAAAAAAGAACTTTTAGATGAAATTAAAATTAAATATAATCAAAAAACTTTATCTTATGTGATAGAGGATGCTTTGATTGAATACTTAAAAAAATAGTAGTTTTAAAAAATATTTGTTAAGCACATCATAAATGGTGTGTTTTTTTTATTATAAATTTTATAATCTTTGCAAATTTTGCAACATTTACTCCTCAAAAAAGTTATAACAAGTATGGAAAGTAAAAAAGTTTAAAAGGAGTAGTAAAAAATGGCAAGAATAAAGCCTCCATTTGCATATTTTGGGAGCAAAGGAAGATTTTATAAAGAAATAAAAGAAATATTTGAAGAAAATTATAGAGAAAATTTTGTTGATTTGTTTGCAGGTTCTATGGAAATCCCACTAAATTTTAAAAATGAATTTGGAGAATTAAAGGTATTAGCAAATGTAAAAGATGAAAAAAATGAATGCTTCTTATCTGGGAATGCTGTCAATACATATAAGAAAGGTCTTGAATATATAAAGTGTGATTTAAATATAAATGCTAGAAACTTGTATGAAGATGACAGAGCAGCATTTGAAGAAGTAAATAAGAGATTTAAAAGTATATTTTCTAAATGTTGTCCTTGTTGTGGTAAGAAGCTAAGTACAAGAGAAAAGCATGAAATTTTTAATGAAAATGAAAAAAGAATTTTAAGAAGTCTCATGGGCTTTGGAGGAAATGGAACAACATTAACAAATGCTTTTTATTCAGAAGAAAAAATAAAGAAGTTAGAACTTTATATAGAAGCATTAAAAACTATAAAAGTAACAACTGACTTATTTGATGAAAATTGGCAGTTTGAAAATAGCTTTATATTTTTAGATCCTCCATACATTCGTAAAACAAATATAGGAGAGGAAGGCTTTATAGGCTATAACTATGCTGATGATAAAGGTGTGGACTGGACAATAAAAGATGATGCAAGACTTATAGAATTTATTAAAAGAAATCAAAATAAAAACAATGTATTTCTTGTGTTTGGAAGTGTAGATAATAATCTATCAAAGTTATTAAAAGAAAATTTTGAATGTAAATTTATTATAAAAGAATATCAAAAGCAAATGTTTGGAAAATTAGCAGATAAAGCTGAATATTTTTGCTTAATAAAATAAAAATCTGGAGGTGTCTTTATGAAGTTAGAGCTCATACAAGCTAAAAGAATGTATGCAGATAATAAAAGTATTGATGAAATAGCTAGTGCTTTAAATAAGAGTAAAGGCACTGTTTACAGATGGATAAAAGAACATAAAGAGGAATTTGAAGAGGCTAGAAAACTGAAAGAATTATCAGTTGATGATATGGGAGAAATTCTGGATGAAGCACATAAAAAAATGCTTTTAAAGATTATTGAAAATCCCGAAACATTAGTTGATCCAAAAATTGCTGATTCTTTGATAAAAATTGCCAATGTCTTGGAAAAAATGGATAAAAGAAGAGAGCAAGAGAAAAAGGCTAATAAAAAAGAAGAAGATGGAGGAGTTGTATTTATAGATGACATCAAAGATGAAAAAGATAAGTGACATATTCCTACCACAATTCTATAAGTTATACAGAGCTTGGCAACAAGGGAACTATACAAGATATGTCTGTAAAGGTGGAAGAGGTTCAGCTAAATCAACACATATTGCTGAAATTTTAGTTCTTTCAATAATGAGAGATCCAGTCAATGCAGTAGTGCTTAGAAAAGTAGGGGAAACTTTAAAAAATAGTGTATATGACCAAATTAAATGGGCTATCAATGAACTAGGAGTTGAAGAATATTTTACTTTTAAAGTATCACCTATGGAAATAATATATACTCCAAGAGGCAATAAATTTATGTTTTTTGGAGTAGATAAACCTGAGAAAAGAAAATCATTTAAAACAGCTGATTTTCCAACTGCATATTTTTGGGTTGAAGAAGCTGCTGAATTTACAGAAGAGGATGAAATAGATATAGTCATAAAATCAATTCTAAGAGGTGTATTACCAGCTGGACTGAAGTACAAAGGATTCTTGTCGTATAACCCACCTGAGAGAAAACATCATTGGATAAATAAAAAATATGACATTGTAGATAATAATACAAGTGCTTATGTACACCACTCTTATTACTACAATAATCCTTATTTATCTGAGGAGTTTTTAATAGAAGCTGAAGAAATGAAGAAAAATGAGCCAGTTAGATATAGAAATGTTTACTTGGGAGAAGTTATAGGAAGTGGAATAGTACCATTTCCAAGACTAAAAATTGAAAAAATTTCTGATTCTTTTATAAAAACATTGGATACATTTAGAAATGGTATTGACTGGGGTTATGCAACAGATCCTGTGGCTTTTGTTAGATGGGGTTATGATAGAACAAGGCAAAGAATTTATGCAATAAGTGAATATTATGGAGTTCAAATATCAAATAAGAAACTAGCAACAGCTATTAAAAAAATGATTCCAAGAAATGAAATAGTAACTTGTGATAGTGCTGAACCAAAATCAGTTGCTGAATTAAGAAGCTATGGCATAAGAGCATACAGTGCTAAGAAGGGAAAAGGTAGTGTTGAAAGTGGAGAGAAGTGGTTAGCTGAAAATGAAATATATATAGACCCAGCTAGGACACCAAACATTGCAAGAGAGTTTCAAGTAGCTGATTATGACATTGATAGATACGGGGAAACAATACCAAGACTTGTTGATAAAGATAATCATACGATAGATGCTACTCGTTATGCTTTTGAAAGTGATTTGAAAAAGAGAAGAAATTCACAAGATAAAAAATTGATACGACCAAGAGGAATTTAATATAAAAAATATCGTTCAATAGGCTTTCAAAAAACATTTTAAATAAATTTAGGTATAAATTATTGAATGAAAGTTGAAAGGCTTTTAAAAGGATTTTAAAGGGGTAAAAATGGGAGCAATGTATGAAGGCTATAAAAAGCTAAAAAACAGTGAAATATATAAGAACTATGAAAGAAATAAAAAGCTGTTTGACGGCAAGTCTTCAGAAGTTTTTTATAACGCAGTTCTTAGCAGAGTAAAACTTGAATATATGGGAGTAATTGATAGTAATAATAAATACTATGAATTTGTAAGAGAAGGAAATACTATTGTAAGAAGAGAAAAATCATTTAAAGATCTTATTGTTGGTAATAATATACTAGGCTCAATTACTAAGTTATATGCTGAACTTGCTTCTAATAGTGAACCAACTATAAATTTAGAAGAAGAGAAAAAGAATATATTAGAAAAAATTGATTTACAAGATAAGACATCAGAAGCAGTAGCAATTCAAAGCTATGGAGGAAAACTTTTATTAAAAGGCTTTATAGTTAATAATAGTCTATATTTAGATATAATTGCACCTCATCAATATTTTACAGTACCTAGTATTTTAAGCGAGGAAATTATAGAAGAATATGTAATTTTTACTGAAGAAAAAAGAACTTTAAAAGCTGAAATATATAGTGAGGGCTGTACGGAATATAGAATGTACAAAATATCAGGTCAAAATTTTGAGGAAATAGACTATGAAGTTGACTTAACTCAATATGGAGCAACAAAAGATGGTAAAGGCTGGAAAAAAGTATATAAAGGCTGGCAAGTTGTAGAGGTTCATAATCTATTCAAAAGAAGTGATTATGTTGAAGATTTAGTTATCTTAAACAGGGAACTTGTAGTTGGAGATACTTTAACAAGTCAGGCATTTGATAAAGTTGCAAATCCTCTACTTCAAGTTCCAGAAGGAGCTTTAGAATATGATGAAGAGGGGAATTTAACTGTAAAAATAAATGATAGGGTCATAATAGTAGATCCTGAGGACAAGGATCTGAAACAAGTTGAATTAAAGACTAAGACTGAGGAATGGAAGACACACAGAACTGGAATTGTTGAACAAATATATATAGCAACTGGAACAAATGAACAGGCATTTGGGCTTAATAAAAATGGAACACCTGCATCAGGGGAAGCAAAAAGAAGAGATTTAGAAAGAATTATATCAACCGTTATAACTAAAAGAGATAGAGTATTTGTAGGTTTTGAAAAAATAATTAAATGGGGATATTCAGCAATTTATAATGGTGAATTAGATATCACAATAAGTGGTAAGGACATTTTAAGTCTTGGAGTTGGGGAAAAAATAATAATAGCAGCTCAAGGAATAACATCAGGAATTTTAAGTGTAGAAAGTGCAATTAAATATGTCAATATTGGTAATGTTGATATTGATGAGGAAATTAAAAGATTAAAAAGTGACTTAGCATATAAGACTAAACTAATAGAAGCATTACAAACTTTATCACAGTTGGATACAGAAGAAAGAGTTGCAGGACTTATAAAAAAACAAGCTGATGAATTAATGGAGGAGTTAGGTTTAAATGAGTAAGAAAAAGAGCCTTTTCCCACATAGTGCTGAGAATACTTTACGAAGAGTGTTCAATTTAAATTCAAAGATAATTTTAAAAAAAATGAAAAAATCAACAATGGAAGATTTTTCAGATGTTGATTTTGATAATAAAGAAAAAAAGAAAATTATTGAAGACTTAAAGAATGTAGCTATTGCAACTAATAAAGAGGTTTTTAAAAGTTGGAGAACTTTAACAGATGATGAGTTAAAACAAACTGATTTAAAAGGTGCAAAATACTGGATTAGAGAGAACTATTTAAGAGTGCAGAACATGAAAGAAACTTTTAAAGATCAGTTAGGAAAAACAAGAGAAAAAGAAATACAAAATTTATTAAAAACTTTTGATAGTACCATTAATTTTAGGTTTGAAAAGTTAAAAAATGGAAATATTTCAAACACTGATATAAATAAACTTGTAAGTCAACTGAAAGCTAATTATGCACCAAATAAGGAAATGAAAGCATTAATTGATCAGTTACAAAGCAAAAAAAGTTTAGGAGCTAATGATATTGATAAGCTTCAAAAATGGGCTAATAGAAGAAATGAATTGTGGGCAAGAAATGAAGCTGGTAATTTATATGCTAATCAACTTCAAGATTTATGGCTTGAAAATGGTATAGAAAAATATATCTGGAGAACTATGGAAGATAATTATGTAAGAATGGAGCATGTTGAAAAGGATGGCAAAATTTTTGGAGTAGATGATGATATTTTACCAGGTCAAGAGTTTGGGTGTAGATGTTGGGCAGAACCAGTAAAACAAGGAGGAAATAAGGAATGATAGAAAATGAACAAGAAGTAATTGAGTATTTAAAGAAAGAGGAAAATAAGGATTTTTTAAGCAAGAATGGTTTTAGTAAAGTTGAAACTAAAGAAGTAAAAGCTCCACTTACTGAAGATGAAGTAAAAGCTTTTGTAGAAGGAAACAAAGAACTAAAATCTAAATTATCTGAAGAAATAGTGAAAAGCTATTTAAAAGAAAAATTAGGTATGGATGTTAATGATGACACTTTAAAACAAGGGTTAGTTTTAGGTGGAACAGTAGAAAATATCAAAAAATTAGCAGTTGGTAAAATTCTATCAGGAGTTAAATATGGAGATTTATTAATGTCAAAAATAGATTTTACAAAAATTAACTTTAAAGATGATAAAATTGAAGGTTTAGATGAGCAACTTACAAAACTTCAAGAAACATATAAAGATTTATTTAATCCAGGAGTACCAGGAGGACAAACAACTCCACCAGGATTACCAAAGACAACTCCTACAACAGAGCTTGAAAAAATAAATCAAGAAATTGAAGAATTAAAGAAGAAGCCATCACAACAAAACAGAGCAAAAATAATGGTTTTAATAAGTAAAAAAGAAGAATTAGAAAAAAAATAGACCAGCTATCAAATGTCAAGTAAATTTTTTAAAAATTTAATTTTTTTCTAAATTTATTTTAATTTATAGCACAAAAAGACCTAGGTTAATTTAGGTCTAAATAGCTTCTATACTAGATTTTATCAAATATTTGGAGTATATGCCTTTTTATTCTTAAGTACAGAAAAAATAATATTGCACATTTTTCTTGATACTGCACCTATTGCTGTTAAATGTTTTTTACCCCTAGCTATTAAACTCTTGTAATAAATAGATAATGCAGGATCTTTAAAACTGGCAACTGTTGCAGCTAACCATATAGCTCTTCGTAAATATGGAGAACCTCGCTTAGTTATTTTCATTTCTGTTCCTGTAAATTCTCCAGATTGTTTAACTGCTACATCTAGTCCTGCAAAAGCAACTAGCTGTGAAGCTTTTTCAAATCTTGAGATATCTCCAATTTCTGAAAGAATACAAGCGCCTAAAACATCTCCTATACCTGTTATAGTAGTTATTTCAGAGTTTAATTCTTTCAACATATTTGATATTTCATTATCAAGTTCTTTCAATTGAGATTCTATGAAAGAAATTTGATTAATAATTTGTTTTATCTGAAATGAAAAAGTTTGTTTTGCAAAAGATACACCAAAGGAATTTTTAGCAGATTCTTTTATTTCTTGAGCTTTTTCATTTCCAAGTCTACCTTTACTTGCTTTATTTAAAAGATTTGTTAGCTCTTCAGTTGATAATTCTAACATATTTTCAGGTAAAGGGTATTTAGATAAAAGTTCCTTAGAAGTAACTCCAAATGTATCTGAAAATAATTTTGAATATTCTGGAAATACTTGATCTAAAATACTAATAATTTTTCTTTTCCAACTAGAACATTCATCAACAAGAGATGTGCGATATCTTGATAGTTGTCTTAAAGCAAATATATTTTCATCAGAAATGTTAGATGAGGAGTACTCTCCAAATCGCATAATCTGAGCAATAATATATGAGTCTTTAGAATCGTTTTTAGTCTTTCTAATATACATTTTTCTGAAAGCATCTGATTGAATGGGGTTGATAATGAAGACATTAAATTTTAAATTAACTAAAAATGAGAAAAGATTAATCCAGTAATGACCAGTAGATTCCATACCAATTACACAATTTTCAGAAGTAATATTAAAAGAATCAAGATAAGTATTAAACTTATCAACACCTTTTTGAGAATTACTAATAGAAAAACTTTTACCTAAAGCTTTTCCATTATCATCAATAATGGAAACTTCGTGATTGTGTTTTGCGATATCAATACCAATGTAAAACATAAAATCACCTACTAAAAAGAAATCAGATAGAGAAAACCTCAAACTTTAAATCATACAACCTCGTTAGATATGCAGTAACAAGTACTATCCAGCTCATACGTATATGTGATGTAAAGAAGAGGTGTCAGTCTAAGTAAGGAAGATAAAACTTCAAGGAGGGAAACTACAACCTCTATCTGTTAGGTTAATTATCTCATAAAAAATGAGATTTAAAAATATATATGTAGTTAGTAATTAACTACAACATTATTATATGAGGAGGAGAATATGAAAAAGTTTTTGAAAACTATTCTATTTTTGTGTGCAATATCATCACTTGCTTATGCAGAAGAAGCAACAGCAGTTGCAACAAGTAGTTCAGGGATGAGCGCAGAAGAGCAAAAAGAAGCAATGGATATCTTAGACAGAATGAGAGAAAAAATAGAAAAAGAGGAAGCAGAAAAAGCAAAACTTGCAGCAGAAGCAAGAGAATTAGGGATATCACCTAGCGAAGTAGCATCAATGGATAATGTAGAAGAAATGATTGAAGTAAAAAGAGCAGAAGAAGCGAAACCAAAGACAGAAGCAGAAAGAATGGATGTAGAAGTTCAAAGAATTAAGAAAAGAATATTAGAAATAAATGATAAGATTGAAAACTACAATAAAACAAATGAAATGATAGACAACTTAGAAAAGAATGTTGGGGAATTAGAAAGAAAAGTAAATTATTAAAAAGGAGAGAAAGAATATGAAAAAATTAGCGATATTAGCATTAGGAGTACTATCATTAGTAGCATGTACAGATCAAAAAGTAGTAAACTACAATACAGCAAGATTAGATGTGATAGAAGATTACCTAAGAAATCATAAATATGTAAAACCATCAGAAAACTTAGATAAATTAATAGAAGAAGGAAAAATAGAATATGCAGAAGAATATGTATCATTAGAAAAGGAGGCTAAAC